CAGATCAGATGACTGGAGACAACGTGACTAAATAGCATTGTACGAAACTAAATTATGATTACTGACATTAGATATGAAGGGTTTATCGGTATCTTTGATACTGAATATAATACCCAACCTTTGATTGACTATTGGAACTATCAAAATAAAATTGGATCTACATTTAAACGTAAAGGTTTATTTGGTAGAGAACGCAAAGCACATGCTCGTAAAGATACTTGCCTTGCTACAGAAGATTTTATGGTAGATCATAACGCAGGTTATGTTTATATGAAAGAATATAATGCTATTACTGGTGCGTGTCTAGAAGAATATGTTGACAAGTATGAGCAACTATTACATTTTAGATATCAACAAGTATACTTGAATGTACAAAGAACACTACCAAGTGAAGGATATCATGCTTGGCATTCGGAAGATGGTTCTATGGGAACTAATCGACGTATACTCGCGACAATGATGTATCTTAATGATGTTGATGAAGGTGGTGAAACTGAGTTTCTATATCAATCATTGAGATTTAAACCTAAGAGAGGTCAGTTTTTGATATGGCCAGCAGGGTTTACTCATGTACATAGAGGTAATCCTCCACTGTCAGGTGAAAAATACATATCTACATCATGGTTAGAAAATATAAACGCATAAAATGTCTAACTGGTATAAAGACCAACTAACAAATAAGAACTTCTTGTCTCCAATAGGATTTGTTTTTCTATTGGATAAAGCAAGGAAGGCATCTTTTTTGTGTCAAAGAGCATCCATACCCGAACTAAGTTTGGGAGATATTGCAATACCTACACGAGGATTTGTTTCTGTTCCATTAGAAGGTAATATTCAATACTCAGAATTAAATATAGATTTTATTGTTGATGAAGATTTAAGAAATTATATGGAGTTGCACAACTGGATTCGTGCATTAGGTACACCTGATACTATACAAGAACGAAGAGATTGGGTAAATAGCAATAGTGATGTAATAGGCACTCAGGACTTTAAAGTTTCTGATGGCACCTTACAAGTATTAAACAATAATAACATTACAAACTTTGATGTAGTGTTCAAAGATATGTTTCCTACAAATCTCAGTACACTAGACTTCAATGTTACATCAACAGATAATGAGTTTATGACAGCAAGTGTAACGTTCCAGTATTTACTTTATGAAATAAGAAACGTTAACACACAAACAAGACGATGAAATTTCAGTATAACTTTGAGCATCAATGGGGTGGCAAAGATAACTGGTATACTAAATCTAAGAGATGGGCAAAGAAACAACCCTTTTGGTTATCTCATTTGATTACAGGTTTTATCGAATGGTTGCATAAAATGTGGATTGATGGTAAAATACTAAGGACTATGGACGACGTTGATCGTCAAGCAGTAAAAATTCTATCCGAATGGGAGGAGAATGACAAACAAGAAACCCCACACATCGTGGAGACAGGAGTATTTGGAGATGAAGGCTGGTCTATCGAAATCACAAATCCGATTGTTGAAAGAGGGACCTCAGCAACTAGCACAGGCATGGTTACTCCAAGCGATGCACAACGACTACAACAAGATGAAGGGGATAACCCCAAAGAAGAGTAGACAGTCAGGTTATCAGACAACCATGAAAGAGTGGTTTGCAAGTAACAAAGATCAAGGAGTATGAATCTAGAAACTCTGCAGAATCTCTGGAAAGAGGACTGCAATATAGATGATGACTTGTATTGTGAAGAGTCTCTAAAGATACCAAGACTACATCAGAAGTATATGGAATACTATAATACTTTTTCTTTAATGAAGAAAGAGAAGGAAGGAGAGTATAAAAGAATAGTCAAAGAAAAATGGTTATATTATAAAGGTAAAGCACCTGCTACTGTATACAAAGAGATGCCATTTGATCTCAAACTTACTACTAAAGAAGAGATCAATATGTTTATAGAGGCAGATGAAGATATCAGAAGGATAAAATATAAAATAGATTACTTAGATCAGGTAATATTCTTTTTGGAAAGTGTCATCAAACAGATTAGTGTTAGAAACTTTCAGATCAAAAACGCAATAGATTGGACTAAGTGGAAAGAAGGTTCCTAGTGATACACTATATAATATAGTGACTTAAGTCAAATGATGGACCTCAAGATTGCAAAGAAGAATGAGGTATATTTAAAAGTAGAAGCAGCAGATCACGTCAAGTATGAGTTGGCGGATTTTTTTACATTTGAGGTAGAGTCTGCAAAGTTTATGCAGAAGACAAAAAGATATAGAGGTTGGGATGGTAAGATACGTTTATTTTCTCCTGCAACAGGTGAGTTATATGTTGGTCTTGTAGACTATCTTACAGACTGGGCAAAGAAAAATAAGTATGAATATGAAATAGAAGAGAGTGAGTTCTATGGATCACCTGATGATATCAACGATCTAATAACTCCTGTTGGTGTTGCAGGGTTTGTAAAGTCCTTGAATCTTCCTGTAAAGGTTCGCGATTACCAATATCAAGCAATATACGAATGCCTACGATACAACAGACGACTCCTATTGTCGCCAACTGCCAGTGGGAAATCCTTGATGATCTATGCATTAGTCAGATACCATGTGAATATAGAAAGAAATGTATTAATAGTTGTTCCTACTACCTCTCTGGTAGAACAAATGTATAAAGACTTTCAATCATATGGTTGGAAAGCATCATCTTATTGCCATAGAATATATGCAGGACAAGAGAAATATACGAACCATAAAGTAGTAATTACCACTTGGCAATCAATATACAAAGAACCAAAAAAATGGTTTGATAGATTTGACGCTGTAATAGGTGATGAAGCACATCAGTTCAAAGCAAAATCATTAAGTACACTGATGAGTAAGTTACACGATTGTAAATATCGTGTAGGATTTACTGGTACATTAGATGGTGCTAACGTAAATCAACTGGTACTAGAGGGTTTGTTCGGTAGATGTTCACAAATAACTAGGACTAATAAACTGATGCAACAAGGTTATGTTGCTAAGTTAAAAGTAAAAGTTATCTTACTAAAACATGAAGAAAAACTATTTGAAGGATATCAGGATGAGATTGACTACCTTGTAGAACACAGTGGTAGAAACAAGTTTATCAAAAACCTAGCAAAAGATTGCAAAGGTAACACCTTGATACTCTTTAACTATGTAGATCGGCATGGGATTCCTTTATTTAATCTCATAAATAGTGATACAGACCAACCTGTATATCTTGTACACGGTGGTGTTGATACTGATGATCGGGAAGATATAAGACAACTGACCGAGACTTCAGACAATGCTATTATTGTTGCATCATATGGTACATTCAGTACAGGCATAAACATTCGTAACTTACATAATGTTATCTTTGCTTCTCCTTCTAAATCTCGTATTCGTAATTTACAAAGCATTGGACGAGTATTGCGGAAGGGAGACAATAAATCAAAAGCACTTCTATTTGATATTGCTGATGATATCTCAACGGACAGGGGGAATAACTACACGTTAAATCACCTAATGGAAAGAGTAAAGGTATACAATGAAGAAAAGTTTGATTATGAAATCATAGACCTAAAACTAAAAAAGGATGATTAACTTTATAAAACACGAAGAAGAATTTTATGGGATCTTTAAACTGGTTAGTGGAGACGAAGTGCTTGCTAAAGCAGTTATAACAAAAGACCATCAAGAATCTCTTGTGTTTTTACAAGATCCTTTGTGCGTCGAGATTGTTACTAATCCTATCAGCGAAACAAAAGTTGCTAGGGGTATGGGATTTATAAAATGGCAGCAACTATCTGACGAAGATTTTTATGTGATTAGAGAAAAGGATATTATCTGTGTATCTACTATGAGTAAACAAATTAAATTATTATACCAGGCGTTTGTTATGGCCGAGGGCGGTGACCCAATAGATTCAAAAACATCTGGGTATCGCATCGATCCTGACAAAACTATGGGACTAATAGGAGATATTGACGATTACAGAAGTTTATTTGAGAAGATATATAAAACTAAAAACAACCCTTAAACCCTTACAGTGTTATTGTACATCATATTGACACTCTTGTCAAGTGATGCTATAATTAAATATCACAACAGAATAATAAATGCCTAGCAAAAAACCTAATCCTGAGGGTAAGGTTCTTACTAAAGATCCTACTAAAGGCAAGAAAAAAACTGCAACTCCAAAGAAAAGAAAACCTCACTATGTAGATAACAAGAGGTTTTTGGAATCTATTATAGTGTATAAAAATAAAGTTGCAGAAGCAGAGAAGGCAGGTACAACTGAACCGCGAATCGATGAATACTTAGGTGAGTGTTTCCTTAAAATTGCTACGCACTTATCATTCCGACCTAACTTTATCAACTACATGTATAAGGATGATATGATTGCTGATGGGTATGAAAACTGTGTACAATACATAAAGAATTTTAATCCAGAGAAAAGTAAAAATCCCTTTGCTTATTTTACTCAAATAGTTTACTATGCTTTTCTTCGTAGGATTGCTAAAGAAAAAAGACAGATGGATATAAAGGATAAGATTATAGACAAGTATGGTTACTCTGATATCTTCACAGTTGACGGATCAGGCAATACCGATTATAATGCTATCAAGAATAATATACAAATAAAAACTCGTCGCCCATGAAGATCCTACTTATTACGGATCAGCACTTCGGTGTGCGTAATGACAATGAACATTTTATCAATCACTATAAAAAATTTTATGGTCAGGTTGTAATACCTTTTATTAAAGCATCAGGTATCAAAGAGATTATAAGTCTTGGTGATACTTTTGATAGAAGAAGGTATATTAATTTTCATTCATTAGATGAAGCAAAAGAAATGTGGTTTGACCAGTTGATAAAACTGGGATGTAATCATACTATGCTGATTGGTAACCATGACATATATTATAAGAATACATTAAAGGTAAATGCACCTCACGAGATTTTAGGTGAATATAAATTTGACGTTATTGACAAACCAACAACTAAGAGTTATGATGGAACTGACATACTAATGTTGCCTTGGATTTGTGATGATAACAAATCTGAAGTATTTGAAGCAGTTCAAAGATCTAAAGCACCTGTGCTTATGGGTCATCTAGAACTTAATGGGTTTGAAGCACATCCTGGTCATATTATGGAAAGTGGTATGGACGGAACCTTCTTTAATAAATTCAAACGAGTCTTCAGTGGACACTATCATCAGAAATCAACGAAGGGTAATATATCTTACTTAGGTAATCCTTATCAACTATACTGGAATGACTACGGATGTAAAAGAGGGTTTCACGTTTTTGACACGTCTACTCTTAAAACTACTTTTTATAGGAATCCCTTTGACATTTTTTATAAACTGTATTATAATAACGGAGTTAGTATCCCAGAGTCGGAAGACCTCAAAGGATCATTCGTAAAACTTATAGTAGAGGAGAAAGGTGATTACCAGAAGTTTGACTATGCGGTCAAGCAACTCCAAAACATAGGTTTAGGAGATCTTAAGATTGTCGAAGACCTCAGTGCTGAACTAGAATGTTCGGATAGTACTATGGAAACAGAGGACACTATGACATTACTTGAATCATACATAGATGAAATAGAACTTAAAGTTGATAAGTCCAATGTTAAGTCTGTTATGAGGTCACTTTATGTCGAGGCATCTGAACTATAATGTTTGTACTAACTGAAAAAAACACAGGAGGAATCTACGCTGTAAAGTCTGAATCAAAGCACAAAACTGTAACTGTCTTTGAATCAGAAGATGATGCTGCAAGACACATGGGTCTATTAGAAGCAAACGATAGCGAAAGAGAACTAGAAATCATGGAAGTTGATCCTGACATCATTGCCATGAACTGTGTAAATTATGATTATCGATTCACAATCATTAAAGAGAACCAACTAATCGTACCAAAATTTAAGTGATCGTATTTGAAACATTGAGGTGGAAGAACTTTCTTTCCACTGGTGACCAATGGACTGAAATTGAACTAGATGATAGTCAGTCCACATTAATAGTAGGACAAAATGGTTCTGGCAAATCAACCATGTTGGATGCTTTGTGTTTTGGATTATTTAATAAACCTTTTAGAAAGATTACTAGAGGTCAACTAGTCAATAGTATCAACGAAAAAGGCACCAAAGTAGAAGTTACTTTCTCTATTGGTAAAGATGAATATCGTGTATTTAGAGGTATCAAACCAAATGTATTTGAACTGTACAGAAACAACAAACTCGTTGACCAAGACGCAGCAGCGAACGATACTCAGAAGTATCTTGAAGGATCGATACTCAAACTCAACTTCAAATCCTTTACGCAAGTCGTCATCTTGGGTTCATCCACTTTTGTCCCCTTCATGCAACTCGGAGCAAGTCACAGGAGAGAAGTTATCGAGGATTTACTGGACATCAAGATCTTCTCAAAAATGAATACCTTACTCAAAGATAGAGTAAAGGAAACATTATCAGCAAGAAAAGAATGTGATCATCTATTAACTGTAGCAGAGCAGAAAGTATCAGCACAAACAAAACTTATAAAACAACTTAAGGAAGTAAACGATAATAGACAGAAAGAGATACAAGATAAGATAGATGCAAACTGGGTAGAGATAGGAAATCAAGAAGAGGAATTAAAAGTAAAGAAGAAAGAACTACAAATACAGCAACGACAACTAGTAGATACAGCAGAACAAAGAACTAAACTAGATGATTTAAAACTAGATCAAGGTTCTTTAAACTCTGAGTTGAAAAATGCAAAGAAAGAAATCAAGTTTTTATCTACACATGATAACTGCCCGACTTGTACACAGGTTATTAAAAAAACATTTAAGGATAAGAAAATAAAATCATTAGAAGAAACTGGCGAATCAATATCAAAAAATCTAAGTAATCTTAAGACAGATATAAACATATTGTTGAATGAAATAGAAGCAGCAGATGATATATCAATGAAGTGCCACGATATGAGAACAGATATATCTGCAATAGAACGTGAGATCATAAGATTACAAAAAGAAAATCTTAGAAGAGAAAAGGAAATAGACAAACTACAAACTGTCACACCTAATATTGACAAAGAACAATCTGCTCTGGTAGAATTTGAACATAGTTTAGAGGAGACTATGAAAAGTTGTTCTCACGTTAATAAGAAGTTGGATGAGTTCCAAGTGATATCACATTTACTCAAAGATAGTGGTATAAAATCTCAAATCATCAAAAAATATGTGCCGATTTTTAACAAGTTAATCAATAAATATCTGAACAGTATGGACTTCTTTGTAAACTTTACCTTAGATGAAGAGTTTAATGAGAAGTT